GATAGGTTGCGTTGCATTCGTAGCCGCTTGATTGTTCTCTTGTCGTTGTCTATTTGCCCTTTCAATTCGGTCAAAGAGTTCTGCATTTCGGACAAGGTAACTTCTTGCTTCATGGATAGCATTTTGGCTTTCATCAATTCGGTTTCCAATGTCGATATTGTATTGTGCGCTTCGTTCAATTCTTCCTTTTGCTTCATGACTAAGCTTTGAGCTTCGGTCAATGGAATACTGGATGTCTCGATTAAGCTTAACGCTTTCGCGTTGTTGGCTTTCAATTCGTTCCACTGTGTTAAGGGGATCGTTACTGTGCCCTCCACTTGGTTGGTAGAAGATATATCCGATGCAAAGCAAGGCGAGGCACACAATACTACCGATAAGAATATAGCGGTTACGAGTGCAATCAAATAGGCTTTTGATTCTTTCATACATTATACCCCTCCCATATAATCAGTAATACCTCGTGCAATAGCACGGACAATAGTATCTAAATCGTTTGTAAGCATAGCATGGTCTTCTTCATTGTCAATAAAAGCCATCTCAACTAATACCGCTGTTGCATCCGTACCGTTTAAGACCCAAAGGTCATCACGTTTTTTAACGCCCCTGTCCACTGTATTAATACTTCGGATAATTTGTGATTGGATATCATTGGCCAAACGTTGCCCATTAAAGGACTTGTACAAAGTTTCAGTACCCCGAGCTTGCGTATTGAATGCATTGCAATGGAGTGATACAAATATATCAGCTCCCCAAGAATCGGATTCAGCGCATACTAGCCCTAAATCGTCATCTTGAAGAGTACGAACTTCGCACCCTGCTGTTTCTAAATAGCGCGCTAACATCTTGCCCGCATCACGTGCCACATCACATTCGCGGGTACCATACACAGGATTCACCGCCCCACTATCTAAGTTAATGTCGTGTCCTGGATTAATAAATACTTTCATCGTTTGTCCTCCTTTTCTAATTGATCAGGGATACCGTTACCGTCCTTATCTATCCATAGCGCTAAGAACCCCACAAGGGCTGTTAATACGCTAGGAATAAATATATGGTCAATAATGTTAATTCCTACATTAATCAGTTTGTTCATATCATCAGTAACGTACCCTTGAATGAACACCATGACGTACTCAACCACTACCAATAAAATAGGTACTAGCATTGTTAGTACTAGTACCCTTGTAGCAAGAATACCTGTAGGGTGGAAGTTGGGCACCCTTACAGATTGATATGATTTTTTAATTGTATTGATGAGATTTGGTGGTATGTTCATGTAGTTCCTCCTTAATATCATCAACACGAGCTTCGATACCATCGACTCTTGATGTCAATTTAACATGCTCGGTATATGCTTTGGTTCGTTGCTCACGAGACAATTTAATTTCGTCCTTTAAATCTTTTAGCGTATCAGTGAGCACGCCCATTTTTTCCTGAAACATTAAAGTGTCTTGCATTCGTTGCAAATCCAACTTTTCGAGCAGCGGAATAACTAGAACCTTATACCCTATACCTGCAACTATACTGACAATAGTCAACGTGGTTAGAATATCATTCAGTTCGAATTGCCATGTCCACATTTAATCTCCTTCCGTTTGTGCTTCACTTTCATCTAAAGATAGCAAATCATTATGTACGCATCCTTTAGTAGGACACGTGCCATCATCATTTAGTACTTCCCAGCAATATTCACAAAATTCCATAACAGGGACTTTACTATCACCGATATATTTAGGCATATTATTGCACCTCCTTAATGCGTGCTACCATTTCTCCATTTAATTTAATGTACTGTGTGCTAATAGCTGTGGTAGGTTTTCCCATTAACAGTAGTCTGCGTTGGGCTTCTTCTAGCGTTTTAAAGCGGGGTTCATATTCGGCTTTTATGGCGTTAATCTTTTCTTCCTTTGTTGGGATGTATTCAATTACTGGTGCGTCTTCGAATATACCACTTTTATAAACTTTTCCATCAAGAAAAGCATCTAACATGGCATCTCCGCCATATATATATTGAGCAGCATCCGGATATTGTTCTTTAGCTTGCTTAAGTAAAGCCTCTTCACCGATAGGTACTATCATATTATCTACGATGGACGTAATCCGACGCCCATCTGCATCAAGTACGTGGATATAATTATTCATTTCTTTTATCCTTTCGTTATTAATAAGGAGGAACATATGAATAGTATTGTTAAGCACTACCCAAGAAATGCGTATCTCCGTATGCACCGCAAAAGTGCGTGCGTCGAGACGTTTAAAAGTATTTATGAAAAATGGCTGCCTACTCGAATTGGAATCGTGAGTAAATCAGCCATTGAATCATATCGCATTGCCTATGATCATATTCAATCAATTGCTAATATTCCTATTAACTTAATCAAATACTCTGATATGCAATGTGTTATTAATAGCATGAGAGACAATGGCCTTTCCTATGCATCTGCCAAGAAGGTACGTACATTACTCTCATTACTGTCTAAGTATGCAATTGTTAATGATATTGATATTAAGGATTACACGCCCTTCCTAAACCTTGGTCACGATGTTAGCGTTTATCCTCACCGTCCATTTACTCGCCAACAGATTAATCGATTGTGGAGCCTTAATACTACCGATACATATGGAATTTTAATTCTTCTATATACTGGAATGCGTTGTGGCGAATTGCTATCACTTCGCAAAAATGATATTAACCTCCGTACTAAATGCTTAATCGTACGTCGATCTAAAACCGAGGCTGGCCGTAATCGTCTAATTCCTATTCATAGTCGAATATTGCCAATAGTTACAACTTTGTATCACAATTCATTAGATAACATAGTACCTATTTCTTATGCTCGATTCAGTAAGCAATTTAAATCAGTAATGACTTCAATCAACTGTTCACATTCAACCCATGACTGCCGTCATACAGTAGCTACCCTATTAGATAAATACGGCGCATCACCTACTGCCACTCGTGCCATTCTCGGTCATAAGCATGGAGATATTACTACCAAAGTTTACACCCACAAAGAGATAAGAGAATTACGAAAAGCAATTGAGTTACTACCTTAGAACCAATGGGGAGGTAAGAAGAATATTTCAATTGGAGATGGATATAATTACGATGTAATATTTCCTACTGCATATACTAGTATATGCTTTGGAGTTTTCCCTGTATTAAAACGTAATAGTGTGGAAGGAGGCAATTATACAATCTACTATACAAATGAATCCAACACGGGGTGTAAATTAATTACTGATGAAAGTAAGTCTAGCGGTACAGCCCAAGGATTTGCTTATTTTACATTCGGTTACTAATTAGCCAATGGGGAATAATTAAACGCAGAGAGATATATACGTGGTTTTCATCCTTTTCGCAATTTCCAATTGCTTTTAAAGAAGTGTATGTGGGAGCTGGTAATATAAAATCAACTGAAACTGAATCCTCTAATAACTATGATAATGCGATTCGTTTGAGCTTAGACAAAATAGAATTTGCAAAATTTGCGCATTACTATATAGTTATTGGCAAATCCTAACCGATTCCCATCCAATGGGGAAGTATATTAGATAAAAAACATAGCAACAGGATTATTTCTGTTTCACTATTACTCCCATTTGTTGATAAGTATATTGTTGTGACTACAGGTGAATCTAACGATACGAATTGGAATGACGCATTAGATCACCCATGTACTATAACTCTTAAAACATCAACATCATTTAAAGTGCAAACAGATGATTATACAACAGGTATTAGCTGGATAGGAGTAGGAAAATGTTAGCCAATGGGGATACAAGAAAAATGTAACTGCGTATGACGGATTAACCTATCCTGTTACTTTTCCTACATTATTTAACAATAAATGTCTCGGTATCTGGACGTCTATTGAACATAATGTTGCAGTGGGTGGTAATGAGGTTTTTTATTTTACAAATAAAAGTAACGTGGGATTTACTTTGGTCGCTGATGCAAGCCACGCACAATATACAGTTAATGGGGGAGTATATTTAGCTGTTGGTTATTAGGAGGAAATACCAAACGAAAATACGCTGCATTTGACATCTGGATATACAAAAGCATCATCATTTTCAAGACGAATTCTAAAATTTAATAAGGTATATTCTAGTATTAAATTCCAATTCTTACGCGGTATATTTTGGTACTCCGCCTTAGCGAAAAAGCAGGCAGAATAAGGAAGTATCCAACTATGCAGCTGTCCATCTTCGCCGCTTACTCCCCATTGGATAGTGAATCCGTTAGCGAACTTCACGAATCCATTTTCCTCTAGCCTTTGCGCCACTATTCCGCCCATTCCAAGAGTATTTTTTATGTCTTTCAATGTAGCAACTGGATTTTCTTGCCAGTTAGTCGCACCGAGGATTTTGGCAATCATAGTCGTAATCGCTGGATGCGATGAAATATCTGTGTTATGAGTGGCTAATTGAGTCTTTAAATTTTGAAGTAACCCACCATGTGCTCCTGGATCCATATTATGTGCTTCCAGATCATGCACAGAGGCTACCCCATTATCGGAAACGATTGCTCGCACCTTTTCCGCATTGCCAATCACGGTAGTAATTGTGAATGTGTAGCTATCCATCGGTGTATTCTTGTCAGGGATGTAGTCAACATAGTTACCCCCATTTGTGTAAGAGAATAGCACCTCCTGCCCATTCTCACCAGCTTTTGCCATAAGGCCTATTTCTCGAGCGTAAAAACCTGCATCAAGGTTTTTATTCGAGAGTAGACCCTGTACCATGAATTGGCCATCTCCTGTTTTAACACTTTTAGTAATCGCCAATTCCAGGCGCTTATCAGTCAACGCCGTAGCGCGTGGAATTGATGCGGGCATGTCGCCTGCACCGATAACAATTTTTGTAAAAATCAAAGCTTGCTTACTTGCATTAGCTTCCGCAATAGTATTTGTTCCCGCCATTGTTGTAATGACTGCAGGATATTTTGCCATGTAAACCTCCTATATATGAATGTATTGGTGAACGGTAATTACGCCACCGACATAAAGCTGTTGCGTTTGTGGACCTGTCGCGATTTTCAAGCTAGGTTCAGCTACGGCACTGCCTGCAGCTGTTGCAATACCACCGACATACACACCACCTGAATTAATAGCGTGCACATATTCGATACCATCTAGCCAGGACCTTTTATTCTTGACGAATTCTAATATACGGAGCACGCGCTCTCGTATATTCGGTGTCATCATATAACCGGACATCTGGAGTTTGAAATGGTAAGGCTTCCCACCATCGTAGCCCCAGTTCTCCACAACTTCGCAATCTGAATACAGTTCGCCGATAGCTTCCTCAACCAATCCAACGGTGCCCTTTCTTCGGTGCCAAGCGATAGAACTCAAAATTAATTTAATCTTTTGTTCTCTAGCTACAGCTTCATCGTAGAAGTCAACGTGTAAATGCCAGGCTAACTCATCTAGTATTGGCGTGCTTAACTCATTAAGATGCGACAAGATAGTTAGTCTATCCACGAACGGCATCAACGCCATAAGTCGCAACGTAACCACTTCAGCTAAGGCTTGAACATTAGCATCATTAGCAATCGAGCTCGGTAGCGTATCCTTTAATTTGAATTTGTAGAGATCATTCATGCTCTACACCCCCATATGTGATAGTCTTACCGGCACACTGCGCCAATTCCACTTGGTAGCCATCTTCCTTCTTGCCGTCTTTCACAACGGTAAATACAGGGGATGTTACGCTAACACGTTTAGCCCCAGCTTCCATTACACGACGAATCAATTCAGATGGAATAATGTCGCGGCCCACTTTTCCGGATTGCCATTTAATATAATCCGTAACGGCCGCATCGACACGACTTTTAATTGTATCCGCATAATACGAATTATCCGAATCAACGTAGTACTGAATATCGATGCTGTAATTCTTAGCGGTAGGTGCCTTTACTGACACATTATCGGTAAGTGGCCGCACTTTCTTATCGGAGAGCGTAGTTTCCACTAATTTAAGAATTTCTTCCCCTGCAACTTCGCCTGACACGAGGCCAGGATATACAACTACATCCCCAGGTTTAGGCGATACCACTTTCACAGAGCTAATAAGGGCCGATGCTTTTTTTGTAAAAAATTCATAAGCCCCTTCTGCACCAGCACATGAGAAGCTTTCAGGAGCTTCCCTGATACGTTCACGGAACGCATCGTCCGTCTCCGTATCGGCGCCACCTTCAGAGATTGTAATATTGGTTACACTTGCAATATATGGAATCGGATCCACAAGAGTGGTAATCGACCCTACTGGATATCCATTCCCTTTAGCTGAAGATTCGGTGCATACCGCTTTTACTTGTATCGCTGTTTCATTAGCTGATAAATAGTATGGTTCTACAGTGGCAAAAAACACATTATCCCCCGAAGTAAAGCGTGTGCCTTTAGGAACGGCTATTCCTTCCGGTCTTGCCATCGATGCGGTTAACTTCATAGTGGTGACCGCGCCTGTAGCTTGTAAACGTTCCACACCTAACGCAATGCCGATATGGTCTAAGTTATTTCCCCTAGCATAGGCCAGAAGATTCTGCTTGCCCGTATCGTTGATGCGGTTTAACAATAAAATCACAATGTTAGTAATCGTTAATAGGAATAAGCGAATAGGGTCCGCCGGTGCTAACTTTCGCCCAGTAACAGAGGTGTAGAGGGCGAATATTTCCTTTTCAACGGCTTCTTTATCCGCCGTGACAAAGTTGATTTCTGGTAAATTCATTATTATCGCCTCCACGGTGGTAAATTAATAGTCGCCCTTATATCTACATCAGGGCATTTTAAAATAAGGTTAGCGGGCAATATCACATATTGAGCGTACTCTTGATTAGCTTCTAACAGTACATTCATGTAGGCTTCGTTGCCATACACTTTAAATGCGATACCATCCCACATATCTCCTTGGATGGTTCTATATTGATTCATAGCCACCTACACTTTCTAGCCATTCCTCTTTTATAGCAATCGATACCTTAGGCAGCAAATGTCCTTCTTCCGCATCTGTTGCTTCTGTACTTTCAAAGTCAACGGACACAACTCTGCATCGTGGCTCATATTCCGTAATGGCCCGAATCACCTCTGCAGATATTCTGGCCATAGCTACAGGTAGAGGCAAATCAATGACAGTACCATCTATACCAAATCGCCTATCAAGGGGCACAGAAAATTGCGTTGTAGAAATAATAGTTCGTACATTTTGAATGATTTCAGTAAGAACATCCTTCGGCGCAAAATCAATGCCATCAAGGCGAGCGCTTACATCAATTTGCATTTGTATCGCCTCCTTGTTTAGGTGTGATTACAACTTTAGGAATATCAGGCGCCTCCTTCAGCGTCACATTAATGGATGCGGACAATACATTACCTCGATTATCAATCGTATTCATAGCTGCGCTTATGCTGGTAATCAGTAATTTGTGTTCACTAAATGGCTTACCATTAATAATCAACTGTTCGGCTTGTCCTTCTCGACACATCTTGGCCACTTCTTCAATTTCTTTTAGAGGGTCAACGCCCAATAGCTTATTAAAGTTCATCGTAAAAGAAATATCATCCGCATCAGGTCCCAAGAATTCAAGTATCGGCTTTTGCCCTATGATTTCATGGGACGCTGTTCGGGCGTTGATATTCCGTGCCAATGCATCGAACGTACGCACTGTATGAGAAGATGCCACAAACACAATTTTTCCAAAGCTTCCTAATTGGCGTTGTGGTAAGAACCCGCCTAGGCCAAACTTATCCGCTAAATTAGATAGGCGAGAGTAAGCCACATCGCCTAATTGCGTATTTTGTAAATTCTTTAACCCTTGTGAATTAAGGTTCTTCTTATAGTTGGCAGCAGTGCTGCCTAATTTACTAAATAATGATATGTTACTCACCTCCTATCCATTCGGCGTTCCTGTGCTTCCGCTACCTGGAACGACGCCGCCGTGCGTATGTGACACTAAACTAATTCCGTTAACCACTACATCCCCAGAAGGGGCGTTGATGATTAGGTTACCGGTGCAATTAATAACGAGCCCTCCCCCGTCCGCATCATAGGAAACAGTCGAGCCATCTGCAAATGTAATGCCGTGAATATTTTGTCCATTAAAAGAGGGCTTATCTTTGGCATTGTAAGTAGTGCCTAAGATATAGCCCTGTGACAAATTATTATCTTGTGGTAGGAACAAACATAATACCTGTTCGCCAACTCCGGGCATCCAGTAGTGTTTATTATTTTGAGATCCGTGTGAAAGTACTTCGAGTGGATATGAGACTAAATCATCGCGGTCCGGAAATGTTACTCTTGCTGTCATGGTAGAGGGGTCCGTACTAGATACGATGCCGTCACGAATTAAATTTTTTAACGCCACACTAATATCCATCTAAGCACCTCCTTATATCTAGGCTTTGCGTATATCCGCCCCCTACCTTATGGGAGCATTTGCTAATGATATACTTACCGTCGAACTTACCGAATCCTTTTAAATTAATTGTGGTAGATGCAGCCAACACGATATGGCCAAGCATAGCAACGGAACCAGTAATTTCATTCTTGTTCTTTTCGCGTAGCTTTTTCTTAGCCAAACGTTCCGCTTCCGCCTGTGTTTCACAGCTCTGGTTAACTTGTAGTATCTTGCCTTGCGTTTTGTGAGGGTCCTTAAACGTATACTCAATAGTACTCTTTTGCTTAGTGCTCTTGTGCTTCACGTGACAGCCCCAATAGATATCCTTCAACGAGGACTTTAGTGAGTAACTGCCTTGGTAAGGAATGATTTCCCCTAGCTCCTTAATTTGTTCTTCTGTAAGGTCTGTAGGCATTGGCCCCTTAATTAGCGTTGCGACTACTTTTTCTGTTTCAAATTTTGTTTCATCAAAAATAATCACTTGCTTGTCTGAAACCTTTAACGCTAGCCCATTATCTTTACAGACTTTCATCAAGAATTCTAAATCAGATTGGTCCGATTGCTCGACCCGATCTAAATTAATCGTCTCAGGTGTATCGTAAAACAATTCAAGGCCTGCACCTTTCGCTAGTTCCTCCGCAACAGATTTGAGCGTAGTCTTCTCCCATGACTTACTCTTTAATTCCCCTCTTAATTTGGATTCATCTGGAACACTAACAGCCCCTATGGTGACCTCGTGAGGTGGGTTTTTACAAGTAATTTCATCAATTTCAAACTGCCCGCATTTCATCTCTATTTCGTCTCCTGGTTCGTTCCAATTGTGAAACACGATTGATGCGGTTAGCTTAGCCCCTTTTTCAGGAAACCAGTCGGACATCCAAAGCTCTTCTATATCGTGCAGTGTTATTGATATATCATCAGCTTCTCCGGACATGACGTCGTTAAAGCTAAAATCCTTTAAATAAGGAACCAGGTCTTGCGTGATGTCTTTTTGGTCATACTGCAGTTTGACAGTAACATAGCGCAAATTACTAGGCATAGCTTACACGCCCTTTCCGATTTTGGATTTCAGCAAGGCGTGCTTCTAGGTCATCCATCGCTCCACCTACAGCACTTTTAATTTGTTGTACAGCACTTGCATCCGCATTACCATTAATAGTGATGTTGACTGGTGCTGATACAGATACAGCGGAGTTGCCTTCACCGGGTAAAAGCCCCATCATAGCACCAGTTTGACGCCATAATGCTTCGGCCCTTGGTGTACCATTGATAGGAATCGCAGCTTCATCAGATTCTTCGGCAAACGTAGTAAGGAACGCGCCTTTCCCATAAATACCGCCTTTTGCATTATGCTGTACGGATTGTCCATTGGCAGTTGCGGTCCCTTCTACTTTTGCCTGAATTGGTTTACTGAAAATAGATCTAACCCATTCCCATTTTTCACTAATCCAATCAAACAAACCTCCGAGTTTACTCATAACCCAGTCATAGAATTGGCCAAGCGCTGCTTTAGGGTCTTCCCATAATAGAGTGAACCAGGCTTTTACTTGGTCCCAGTTAGCAATTAACCCCATGGCCGCATAAATTAACCATCCTATAGGACCGGCCATGAACGCGATAATGGCAGCTGTAGGGGATTCCCACATCGATGTACAAAAATCTGATACTGCTTGAAAATGTGTACCTAACCAAACGAATGCAGCTATTAACGCTACGATGGCAATAATTACAAGTGCTATTGGATTGGCGCTCATTGCCGCATTCAACGCCCATTGCGCAGCAGCGGTTGCATACATGGCAATACTACTTGCTATCACACCTGCTCTATGGATGCCCGATGCGATTACGTTGCGCATAGTTGCTACACGTTCCGATTCCATCATAAGTTTATAAGCCGCATGGGCCGCCATTACGCTGAAGTAAACCGCTTTCACTGCTTTATAGGCAATTACCATCCCGGCTACAGCAACGCTTGTTTTGATAATAGCTTCGGTAAGTTCAGGATGTTCACTAGCTACTTTTGACACATACGCCGCTTCATTAGCAAGTGAATCGCCAAGGTCTGCAAGTGTCGGTAGCATGGTACTACCAATTGAAATTGCCACCGATTCAGTTGCGGACTGTAATCTTGTCATCGCACCATGGGCATTATTCTGCATTGTTTCAGCCATAGTAGCAGCTGCGCCGTCACTGTTTTCAAGTTCTTTCGTTAAATTATCTAACGCATCCGGTCCTTGATCAATTACAGCTACCCAAGCTGATGCAGCATTGGTGCCGAAGATAGTCGCAAGTGTAGAAAGTTTTTGCTCCTTGCTCATGTCCTTGGTCTTATCTGCTAAGTCGCGAACGATTGCACCCATCTTACGTGGTCCGTTGGTATCATTCATAGCAATACCTAGGCTGTCTAATGCTGCTCTTGCTTCTTCTTGTTGCGCTGTGGCTTCACTTAATGAAAGCCCCATTTCCTCTATCGCTTTAGTCGATTTTGAGGAAGTACCTGCTAAACGCAAGAACCCTGAACGTAAGGCTGTGCCCGCAGCAGATGCCTTAATACCACTATTAGCCATAAGGCCAGTGAGTGCAGCCGTTTCTTCTAAACTTGCACCAAAGGCATGTGCTACTGGCGCTGCGTACTTCATTGTTTCACCCAGCATTTCAACGGTTGTATTCGTGCTAGTTGTAGTTTTAGCAAATACGTCCGCCATATGGCCTGCGTGTTCTGCACTTAATCCAAAGGCAGTAAGGTCATCAGATACGATATCAGCAGTACGCGCTAAATCCGTATTACTTGCCGCAGCTAAGTTCAAAAGCCCTGGCATACCTGCCATGATTTGTTGAGAGTTCCAACCGGCCATGCCTAGATATGTCATCGCTTCGCCCGCTTGTGTTGCGGAGAACATTGTTTTCTCGCCAAGCTCACGAGCAGTGGCCGTCAATTGTTGCATTGCCTTATCATCAGATACGGTGATTGCCTTTACCTTAGACATCACCGCTTCAAAGTCAGCTGCTTTAGATAGCATCCCAACCAGCGGAGCGGCCATTACTGCGGTAGTGGCCATAGTGCTACCTAAATCACTACGAGCACTTTTAGCATTAGCGTCAGCGGCAATTTTATTTTGCATTGCTTTTCTGAGTTTAGCGTCTTTAGCTGCCGTTTGGTCTAAGGCCTTACCAACCTTCTCTGTTGCATTGCGGTAAGAGTCCATAGAGATAACGCCTTGCTTTAATGCAGAATCTAAAGCCCTTTGTTGCGCTTTCAACTCGGTCATTTGTGAACCGTACTGCGTCAACGTACCTTTGGCTTGCTGCATCGAGGTTTTAAAGCCTTGAGCTAACGCACCGTTTATAGCAAAAGCAATCTCAAATATTTTACCAGCCATAGTTCCTCCTTTCTTTTAAATTTATGTACGCAAAAAGCGCTTGATGAATTAATCTTCTTCATCCCTCAAGCGCTTTTCATCTTCTAGAACAAATTCTAAATCGTCTATCCAATCTTCTATTTCAGTAATCGGCGTAGACATCCAAAAGTTTATGCCTCCGCACCCTCTAAGACGGATGGCAATTCTTCGGCATTGTTGTCCAGGCGAAGCCCCTTTTTCTCTGCCGAACCACGTAGTAAAAAAACGCCTACCTCTGCACACATTTCTGTGAATTCAGAGATTGGCATTGTCATTAATACTTTTGAGCTTTCTTTTAATGCTATGGCGGCAACTTCTGCCTGAAAGCGTTTAGAAAATGTAACATCTGGAGTCATATCGCCATCACGGCGGACGCGAAGTTCCGCCTTTGTGAAGTCAAACCCAGTTAAATTTTTTAAGCCGTCAATTAGTTTTTCATGATCATATGTAGCCATTATTTACCCAATGCCTCCCTTACAGATGCCAAGTAATCAACGCCATTGATTACACAAACATAGTTGAATTTATCAATTTCAGTACGAGTTTTACCCCCTACAGTCATTTTGAAATATACAATTTCAAACTCTGTAGAAGTATCGGTTTTACTTGCCTGTTCAAATTTGCCAAGACCGATTTTCTTAGGCATCACTTTGGCATATACGCTAACTGCTTCAGGCACTAATTCACCCTTTGCGGAATCATATAGCTGTTGCGCACCACGAATTTCGATATCATGAACCTTTTGACTAGCAAGGTCGGTCACATCTTTATCAATGGTGTTCCACTTAATGGACATATTCATTGCTTTTGTTTGTCCGAGTACACCCAAATCAACTTCACCGGCAATGCCCGCGCCTTTAATTGTGTCACTGATAAATTCGATATCAGGTAAGGTTACATCGGCGTAACCATATAATTCTCTGCCAGAGCTAAAAATGGCAAAGTCAATCAACTTATCTCTATGTTTAGCCATGAGTTACCTCCCTTTTTAATTAAATAACGTGCTCATGTATGCCGGATCATATTCTTGAATGAAATCGATTTCACGAGCTGGCGTTGGAACGCCTAAATATACATGGAATCGAAGGATACCGTTCAACAAATCTGTTGTAGGGTTTTCGGATTCCAAAAATTCAACACGAGCGCCAAGAAGTGCGCCAGATGCTACGTGACCATTTAGCCACGCATTAGCACTATTTACGATGTTATTAATCAAACGCTTGTTCCCCGGGTCGTCAATTTTAGACCAGAAGGAAGTAATCAACGTGTTGGATACCCAGTTAAACATACGACGTACAGGGATAAAGGAATCCTTAACATCTGTATTAGATGGATAAGCCGTTGTACGATTTCCCCAAGCTCTCCAGCCTCCAATGAAATTAAGAGCAGTAACGACGCCTTGGCCGTTCAAGTAAGCTGCTTCATCTGGACCTAAGTAGATTTCAGTACCGTCTTTCAACACAGCACTATCCGCTTGCAAAGACTCATTGGACGGAGATTTGTAAGGAATATCATCATACTTAGCGTCTGTCTTAGCCATAAGACCTGCGAGTTGTGTGGATAAATGGAATTGGCGATTAGCTAACGCTACTTTTGGCCAACATAAGATTTGACGTTCATCGACGTAGTTCTTTTTATTTTTCCACTCACTAACTGCAGTTGCTTTTTTGATTTCATCTGTAGGGACATCACACAAGGACATAGCCTGGAACATACCGTTAATAGTAGTTTCCTTTGCTTTCATTACAGCCGCTACAAGTGTATTATGAGACCAGCCTGGCGCCAATAAATTGCCAGGAATTAAGCCGAAGCGAGGGAATACTTCATTGATAAGTTCCAAACCTTTACGCTTACCTTCTGTATCCACACCGCCTACGATATCATCTGCAGTTACCATAGATGGGTCTACATAATCATAAGTCACCCAAACAGATGTTGCACTATTAAGCGCTCCAGTAGATACAATACCGATAAGCAACTTGCCTTCATCATTAAATACTGCTGTGTAATCAACGTTAATAGTTAAGGCGGTACCGCCATTTGTGGCAGATACCTTTAGCGTGTTGAGTAATACTGGGTCTTCGATTGTTACGACTTTATCCTGAATTTGTTTTTGCGTAGACGCTAACGTCTTCTTATGTTTCTTCGGATCAAGAACATTGATAAAAACTACTGGCGCCATCCCGAATAAAGAAAATTGGGAATACATCGCTTCACACAATGTGTATTTATCCCATTCTTTGGAGTACCCAAATTGAGTAGTGGCAGATGCGTAGTTGTAGCACAATACGGCCTTATTAGCTTCCGCTGGGTCCGTGGCCAAATGCACAGGCGCGGTGCCGACATAAACCGGTAAGGCTGCCGTAGCTTCTGTCATAGAAATAAGAGAAGTAGGTACCTCTCTTGTATAAATTCCGTGTCTATAGTTTCCCACTATCTACGACCTCCTTTTTTAAATTCAAGGTAAGCGGTGTTCATCGCCGTACCTTCCGTTGCTAATTCTTGTTGTGCCTCTGCAATCTTATTGATAGGCACAAACAATAATCGTAGCATTGCTTTATCTTCACCTACTACAGCAGGAATACCGTCAATATAAACGGTACCTGTTGTAAGACCCAGTTCAGCACTATTAGGTCCTAAGTAGATTACTTGCTTAGCATCTTTAGTTTTAACTGTTTTTTCCACAATTTCTGTTGTTTCATTTACAACTTCAACTGGTGCATCAGCTTTTTCCATTAAATAATCATCTCCTCTCGTATTTGTTCGATATCATATTTAACCGTCATAAATCCCTCCCAATACGGATAGGCTTGATCCGGAGGGATGTCGGTATCAATTCCGTGTTTATCATCCAGCACTAAACGGTATCGCTTAGCAATAACAGGATGGGCCAGTAATGCTTGCCGTGTGGTTTCTAAGAAATTGGTAATCTCCATCCAGCCCTTTTCCACGTCCTCGGAGTACACGCCATGGATTAGAAACAATTGGACAGTTGACCCCTGCAAGGTGTCTTCAATCTTATTAATTCGAATAACAAGATGCGGATATTGGTCCTCCTTGGATGATTCTTTCATTTTTAAAAATCCCGGTACAACTAATAAAGGGTTCCCCTTTACTTGTGCGTCATCGCTAAAATAGTTAGCATGCACTTGTTTTAGGAACGCTCCTAAATCGGTTGCTAATTGCGTAGGTGTCATCGATTACCCTCCTATTAATGCGTCGAGCGCGAGTTCCATTTGCTTTTGCAATTCCTGCTCTGCTTTATTCCCAACAAAAGCGGATATCTTGGCACTACCAAGCATGCTTGGTACCGATGGGCCGTGAAATTGCCCTATCGGATACCTGTCAGCACCCTTACGATACATCGCCCCAATATGTCCGCTTCTCATACGAGCAATAAAAGCATTAGGGATTGTCCCTCCGCCACCGTTCCGCATCACTTGTGCTCTAACAGTACGGCCCCTCCGTTTAGGTGGATTTTTTGGCGTAACTCTGAATTTAGTTAGGGCTATTGGTCTACCTTTCGAACGAATAAAGGCAGATAAAGTCGTTCCCGCCTTATCCACCTTTATGGTTTTATTAATATTCGATTTAGTAACTAAGTATTCTTCGTTAACACGATCAACTGTAGCCTTTTTGATTTTAGGCAGCGCTTTATTGATAGCTTTTGCAGTAGTCTTCGGTGTTCCAACGACTAGCGCGTCTATCTTAGCTAGCCCTTCCTTTAACCCTTTTACATCAATAGTTACACTCACGAGTTATTCCCCCTAAGGACAATATTTAGCATGCCCATATCGTCTTCACAAGACTGAACCAGCATGATGCGGCCGTTGAACCTAAATATTTGATTGTACTCTGGCACTTCAGGTAAATCCCGCTTGGCCACATGTACTATAATCGTATCGTAAATCAACCCGTCAATATCCTGGCCCATGATTTCGACATGCTGCTTATCGGTAAGACCTTCTGCCACAGCATAGCACTGCGTACCATTTAGGTTATGTACTTCTGCGAATTCATTGGAATTGATAAACACCTTTTCGATGTCATTTTGCACAAAGTCCTTAAATCCCATATCTATTCACCTAAGAAATCGATAAGTTGTTCACGAGTAGCGTCTTCTGGAATATCCAAACGTTCAGCAACTGCCATTACGCGGAGCGCTTCATCGGATAACAGTTCCAAGTTGACATCCGCATCAGAAGCAAGGATATCGGCAATCATGCTCGCTTTTGTATCTTTGCTTGCAAAATCAAGACCAATGGATTTGCCATATTCGGCCAAATCCGCATTTGTCATAACGCCTAGGGCCTCAGCAAAAGAGTCTTCTGCATTATTTTTATTATCGCCGCTGACTACAGTAGCAGCACCTAATCGAATTAGGCGCTGTTCTTCTTCTGCAGTTAAATCGGAGATAATTTCACCAGGATTATACACATAATCACCGGTATTAATGGTGTGCTTAGCTTGTACTGGCATCAGTCATACCTCCTTTCAATTACAATACGTCCGCTACAAAGTAGGAATCCACATCAAATGGAACGTAAATTGGGCGAGATTGCAATTCTAAGAATGCCGCATCAGGGTCGCGTGTAACCAATCGACGTAATACATATTCGCCTTCATAGGTTACAAAGTCCATACCTTCACCAGGGATGATTGTATTCGCGCCATACAATTTAGTGAATTTAGCCATATCAGAAGCTACCAACAATTTACCGGTAGGTACCATTTCCTTTTCTTGGTCATCTGTTGGATCTACATAGTAATTATCGTAAGTAAACACATTACATTGAATTTGACCGCCCATGAAGCCAACATACACAGCACCTTCCGCCATTTGTTCAAATTGCAAAAGACCCATTTCTGTACGACGATTATCGAACAATGCCAAGATTTTTTTATCAGAAAGCATTACTTCTAATGTTTCAGAGTTCATAACCAACGTATTTGGATTAAAACCAGATGCTTTCAAGCATTTCTTTTTCCATTTGATAATGTTAGCCACAATTTCTGCAGCAGATTGGCCCCAACGTGCGGTACCAGATAATGTTTCTTTATTTGTAAAATTAAAGTCTACAACGTCATCAATGCCTTCGCCTTTGATGTGTGCCTGACCATTGAGTAATACGTCTGCTGCCATAACTTCTTGAGAGCGTACCAAGTTGTCCTTTAATTCTTGCGTATCTTGCGCCAAAAGTTGGATAGCACGTTCTTCCGGAGATACTGTGCCTGCAAATGGCTGTTCACCTGCTAAACGGACCTTGATGTCGTTTTCAGTGATTGCACGTTTTTCTTTCTTTTGCGCTGGTTTATACGTAGTTGTAGTCACGCCTGTGCGTTGAGATAAAGGCGCTGTAGAGTTTGGCGCCACCCAAGGTGTAATAGTTCGGCGACCTTTTACAATGTCAAAAGAAACAGTTTCGGTTAAGAATGTTTTTGTATCTTTGAAAAATAAGTCTTTCAAGAAAGATGGCACATCGGGAGTACGACGAACCACCGCAGCAAGTGTTTTTGGTGCGTAAATATTATCCATGTATCCTCCTTATTAACGGAAATAAATGTTGCGGGCTTCAGCTTTAGCTGTGAAGTCTTCCGCTTTTTTACCAGACTTGAATACTAAACTAGATGTAGTAAATTCGCCTGTTACAGCAATTTCTGCTACTACATCGCCTTTTGTAGCGTCGATATCAGCCAATGCTACTCCATATACATCGGTATCTGCACGTTTAGCTTTTTTAGACGTAGCTTCAATTTCTAATACTGTACCTGCCGTAATTACTGCAGCATCTTGGCTGATTGTTACTTTTTTAGTAACAACTGGCATTTGTGTGCCAGCGATTAGAGGTTTATACTCTAATTTTTGTTCTTCCACATATGGCATATTGTCTGCCCTCCTTATTTCTTAACGCGTGCTTTCATTACACGATCAACAATTTTCATCGTTTTATCAGAATCATCGATATCCTCATCGAGTACTTGACCAGGAATCGTGTCAACTTTATTAGATGCATTGTTAGCATCTTGCATTAATTGTTGTAATTGATTAGTTGGTTGCCCAGGCTGTGGCATGTTGAGTAATTCAACCGCCACGTCTTGAACAGTAGCATATGTTTCATATTTAGCGCGATTGATCACTTCTGCACGTGCTTCGTTATTAATCCCATCAAGGGCCTGTAATCGTGCACGTTCAGCAGCAACGCCCGCATTAAATACTGCTTCATATACTTCCGCATGTTCAGTACGCAACAATTCAGCAGTTACTTCCATTGGCTCTTCTCCTTTCTCTTCATATTTATCAACAGGCAGCCCTTTGAGTACATCCATACTCATCGGTAAGCCATTGACAATTAAGTCAGCGCCTTTACGGCATGCAACCATTTGCAAAGATTCATCTACACTTGTGCAGAACCCTTTCTCCAATGCTTCCCTTGCTGTTAACCAAGTTTCGTCATCCATCATGGTCGCGATTTCTTCCCGAGTTAACCCGGTGCGGGCTTCGTAAATATCGATAAGATTTTCTTTGGTTTTGCGTAACGATTCCGCAGCTTTCTCAAAATCATCTGCTTCACCAAATGCATATGAGCTTGGGTTGTGAATCATCATTTCACTACCCAGTGCCATATGAATTTCATCGCCTGCCATTGAAATAATAGAAGCAATGGATGCCGCTAGGCCCTCGATAATAACAGATTTCTTATTTTGTAAAGCTCGCAATCGGTTGTAGATTGTAACGCCAGCCGATACTTCGCCGCCTACAGAGTTAACATGTAGAACGATGTTTTGCGATGGATCCAACCCTTGGAGTTGTGATAGTACGTTTGAAACGCCAGTATCTTCGCCCCAATAATCGATTCCATTCATGACTACGCCGTAAATATCGACGTCAATCGTCTCCGCTTCCTGAATCAGATTTAGCGGAGTTCGAATTTTGAACTGAAATTTGTTGTCCTTGTTCATTCAACAAGCCTCCTTCATCCATAGATTGGTGTTCTCGAATACGTTGTGGTAAGATTTCATTTTCATAATCCATACCGGTAAGCTCTGCCGCTTCCTTAGCGCGAGTACTAAATGCATTCTTAACACGAATTTCTGCCGCAGTAGCTTCCTTCTGTGGGTCTAATTGGCCTTGTGAAGGTCCGTACCACTCAGCGCCTAGCCACGCCTCTCGGATGATTGGATCATCGAAGAAACCTGGTGCGTCAATGCGGCCTAAAAGAATAGCCATCGTAAGCCACTCTTCGTAAATAGGATTGCAAAATTGCGTAATAAATTCGGCGCGTTGCGTTTCAACAGACTTCCAATATTCGAGTAACGCTGCTCTTGATGCGGAGTAGCTTTGGCCAAAGTGCTTAACTAAAATTTCATATGGAATTTCTAGCGCAGCGCCTACGTGGCTGATGAGCGAGGACGTAAAGTCCGAAAAGCTCGAAGGTATCGGCGTTTTTTCAGCTACATTCACTTTTTCACCAGGTGCCAAGACATTTACTGTACCATTGCCTAATTCGATTGTTTCATCGTTTTCAGCATCCACTTGATCGTCTTCGTCAATCGCAGTCCCTAGCGACATGTCGTCCGGTGCTTCCGATTCAATGAAGATTGCCATCAAAGCATTAACTAATACCTTCATAACTTCCGCATCATTGTACCGGCTAAGCACTTTCAAATCCTCGATTACCGGAGACAATATAGGGATGCCACGCAACTGGCCACTTCGCTCGATTGTCATAACCTGGATAATATTACGCCGTCCGGTTTGTGTGCCGTACTTCGGAATATATGTGTAGTCATGATCATCATTAAAAGCGTTATACAGCTTATTTAATACGTAGAAGCCAACGGCGGCGCCGTATTTATTGAACTTAACGCCGTGAATGACATCATTATTCTCATCTTCTTCACGCCCCATATATTTAGGCGGAGAAGCAACAAGAATGGATTCGACAATCTGCAATCGTAAAGGATACGGGTTCTTATCTGTTCGATTAAACAACAGCGGTAAATTTACAAATGCATCACCATACAACAGTTTTTCATAATAAGCTAGAGACTGAATTCCGTAGAAATCAGTCTGTTCACGTGCATCGCAGTGCTTGGCCCACATTGCAAATTCACGTTCGGTCTTACGTTCCCAAGCGTTCTTTTCTTCGAACGTTAGCCCCAACTCCTCATATCGGATATTGGCTTTAAACCTTAGGCCCGGACCAATAACATTAGTTTTATTCGTCTTCAGTGCGCCAGCTGCAATTGGTGTACCTTGTTGAAGGTCTACAGACCTTGCTCGTAGCATCCTAAAGTTAGCGTCAATATCATGCCTTGCATCCTGAGAGTTAACCTGATACCCTTTGGCGCTAGATTTAAAACTATTAGCGCCGTGATTAGAATAGCCGGAGTTTGTTTTACTCCCAGAATATTGCGTTGCTTTATGCCTACCTGTTGCGGTTTTCATAAACTGCTTCTTGCGTTTACTCATATATCCCGCGGAATGACACGATATGCACGACGTCGAGGTCTATTCTCTAGCCTTGCTACTTCGTTGCGCCAAAAGTTGATACGGTCTTTCACCTCTTGCACATTCGCACGAGTTAACCGGCGATTACCAATGGTGTACTCTTTGCCCGTTGCTAATGCTAAATCAGCCTCTAGCCACGCCTGTAAATGTTCTTTTGCCTCATATATTGTCCATTCTGCCATCCTTTCACCTCCTTTCACGCATTAAAAAAGCGCCCATGTTGAGCGCTTAGACTTGTGCCATGCATAGATTGGAACATCATGCTTATTAAAGCCTGTGTTTCCACATCCGTGTGGCACAATATCTCCATATGTTTGATATCATGAGCTGATATATTTAGGCCTTGCCTATATTTATATAAAAATTCTGGCATTGCCTTTTCTATCATCAAATATAAATAATAAGGGATTACGTTTCGTGGTTGAATCACTACATATTTAGCATCAACCTGTTGCGCCTCAGCTAAATACACCAACTCCCCTTTACTAGCCGATACTTGCAAGCAAATACAGCCAGACGGATATATTTGTTCCTTCTTAGGCCGTCCCAGTATATCGGCAACTTCCGTAATTTTAATCTTCTTGTAATTTCTTAACATTACACAAACATCTTTTGAAGTAAATACTTTTTAACATCTTCTATTTTTTTTATCACGGCTTCTTGCTCCTCAACTGTACACGCGCTATTAGATGATACTAAAAATTCTGTAAATTCTTTTACAAATTCGTCATGCTCTTTCTGCGCGTCAGGATCTGTACAAACTAATTGCTTTAACATTTCCGCAATTTCTAAGCCCAACGTCCGACTTTCTCGATTAATTTCGTTAAGTTCTTTAGCAAGCTGTACCGCATCTGGTATTTCTTCCGGCTCAAAGCTGTCAATGTAGCGGGGAATATTCAGATTATAGTCATTGTCCAAAATAGTAGACATGCTAATGTTACTAGAATACCGCTCTATATCTTCCCTGTTCTTGTACGCTTTAATTACTTTTTCCACCTGTTCGGCGGTCATTATATTTTTGTTCTTGTTCTTAACAAAATCTTTTTGCGCATCGATAAATAATACGTCTTTGTTAGCGCGATTTTTCTTAAATACCAATATACACACAGGTATACTTGTATTTGTAAACAGATTGGAAGGTAGTCCTATTACCGCATCAAGTAAATTATCCTCAATCAGCTTACGTCGTATATCGCCCTCTGCCTGTCCTCTGAAAAGCACACCGTGCGGCAGGATAAAGGCAGCTGTGCCAGAAGCATTTAACGAATAAAGTCCGTCAAGTATAAAAGCAAAATCGGCTTTACTCTTTGGTGCCAACTTATACCCTTCAAAACGTGCATCCATTTGTGGAATCCAAGATTGACTATACGGAGGATTACTAATCACGGTGTCGTATTTTTTACTCTCTAACCTATCCACTTTGGCTACTTGGCCAAAGCCAGATACCGCGGATTCTACTTTATAGTACGCAGGCTCTTCACCAGTAAGAACGTTCTTCTCTACTACTTCCGCATCTATATTGGCTATTAGTAGATTGAGTAGCATAAAGGCTATCGCATTTTTTGAATACTCTTCAAGCCTTAGTGTCACGGTATTATCCGACTTAAATTTAGCCAAAGATAATCCGCCGATTCCAGCACATACATCGCGAACATCACCGCCCGAGGTAATACCGCCGATTATATCTAGCACACATTGTGGCGCGTAATCTTGCATATAGTTTTTTCTATCTGCACTATGTTCTTCGAATTCAGCAAGTAAAGCCTCATACGAATAGTAAGGCTGTATCGACTTTAAAAGCTCCGAACAGCTATTCGAATTTAGCAATACCTTTGTTAGAGCTGTAGGTATTTCGTACATTTCACGAATATTTAGTTCTTCCATAATCCTTTGTAGGATTGTCATAATCGTATTCCTCCGCCTCTAACACGTCGTCTCGTCCGTTTCTTTGGTGTATCGCCAGCCTTGACTACACGAGCTGTATTTTGATACGGCGTATAATTCTCTTTACTATTCCGAGCCTCTAAAGCATCAAAATTCGGATTCATAATAGCAATAGCAGCTTGATTATAGTTTCTAATATCAAATGGTTCATTTCTTTTACGCCCTGGTCGCAGTACCCATTGCTCTTTGAAATGGCCATTAACTAATTTAGACACTTTCATTTCTGCTAATAGGCCCTCGAAGTATTTCTTCCCATACCCTTTTTCATGGTCCTTTGGGAAATGGCAATACCTCGGCTGTCCCTTTTCTTGGTTCAAATCACTATAAATTTGTTCCTTGCCCGTATCTACGCCGAGTTTAAACAATTTGGTCTTGTATTTTTTTAGCTTCGTAGGCAAGCCGTCAATCAGGTCTTTACCTGCACCGCCTACGCCCTTAATAGGGTAAACGCGCTTATGCCATCTAGTTGAGCAGTACTTATATACCGATTGTGTCTTACTACCACCAGAGTCAATACATGTAACGGATACGCCACGCTTTCTGCCGTCTGCATAAGACCATGTACGATTTAAAATAATATCGTCCAATTCTTTCCATACGGCATCATAGGCAGGGTCGCCGTACAATCTGAAGTATTGTATACCCCAGCTCTCATAATCTTTCCCCCAGCCTACAATTTCACACTCTAAGCGGTCATCCTGTGTATCGACGCCACATGTTAAGAGTAGAACGCCGTCCGGTAGCTCCGCGCCGTAGTCTTCTCTGCGTTCGTAGAGCACTTCTGCCTGCAGTGTTTCGATATCCTCTTCATAAGGAACTCCCATTTCTGTATTAAAGAATGTCATGACGCCGACAGTTCCGAGTTTAAGTGCTTCCTCATATTTACCTTGGAGTTTCCTCCAAGATGCCCAAGGCGAGCCAAACACGTTCATATGAAAGCTTCGGCAATTATACTTCTTTAAATTCTCCGGCGCTTCCGCAATCCATTCTCCCTCACGATACAGTTTCTTCCACTCGAACTCCTCTGATAGCGTTCCGCAGTGATCACACGCCAAGTAGTACTTGCCCGTGTCCTCGTCCGCGTGGAACTTATCCCAGGACGGATACACATATTCACCACAAGCAGGGCACTTAAGGTGCCATACCTCTTGCGTACCACCTAGATACAATTTCTCTATCCGGCTGGTACCTTTGGCCAATGGCGTAGATGCGTACACGTGCTTTCGATTGTAGAACGTATTAGTACGCTTTTCTGCTAGGCTCAAAGGGTCCCCTTCCGTGCCTGCTGATGCTGGATAGCGGTCAATTTCATCCGCTAGTAATACACGAATTGGCCGGGATGCCAAATCTGCTGGAGCGTTCGCACCGACTAATGTCAGGTAGCCGCCTGGAAAGGTCTTATTCAATACCGTATTGCCACTGTCCCGAGATTTTACATCGGCCATTTTATCGTTCAGTACTTTCGTGTCACGAATAAAGGGAGCAATACGAGTTTTTGAAAATTCCTTTGCTATATCTTTTGTCGGTTGCATGAACATAATCGGTGACGGAAAGTAGTCAATAAAATAACCCAACACATTCTTAATGAGCTGGGTCTTACCAATTTGCGAGCCGGTCATATATACTATTTTTTCAACATCAGGGTCACTCACCGCATCAAGCATTTCCTTTTGATAAGGCGCCCTATCGGTGGAATACTTCCCTGGTTCAGCGCTATCCTCTGTGGAAAGCACCACATTAGCGTTGGCCCATTCCGACGCAGTAAACTTTGGCGGCGGCTTTAATACACTGGCCAATCCTTTAAACAGGTTGCATGTGTGCTTCAATCACCTTCACCCGCCTCGTCGTCATCCACGATGATGTCATCAGATTCATCGTGGAACATGTTAGGGTCATATTCAGACAATTCCGTTAAGCACTCATTCACTTCATCAAGAAGTGCATCTTGAATGACTAACAAATTTGTCTCCCCTAGCACTTTAGGCGCTGCTTTTAATGGTAACGCCTGGAGCTTACTTTTAAAGTTATTCAACATTCGATTCATTACGGCTTTAACTGTGTTCGAGCGGTGCAATTCTCCGTTCATGATCTTCAGTTTGTTTTCTTCAATCATCCGTTTTGTTCTAGTTAACAAAGTTCGTTCCGCATCATACCCGCCTTCACGTGCTTTCTTTTCGAGTTTACTTTCTCCGGTTTTATACGCAATAAATGCTTGTACTGTTTTCGCAATATTGTACTGTCCGCGTTTTTCCTTTTCGAATATACCGTCCTCGGTCAACTGCTGAACTCGTCGAGAGCTGATTCCGAGTACTTTTGCCACAATTTTAGATGATACTAATTCGTCAACGATTGTTACGTTCGTCACAGTCTCGCCTCCTTCCAAAAGTTGACCGATTTTGAAGCCGAACAGCAGTTCGGAAAAATAACTAACTAGCTATTCCGCGGGGTTCGGATGACCCACGGAAAATATTTTTTGTTTGGAGTACCTTTAAGGCCCCCTATTGAAGCTGAGGCCCTAGCCCCCATACATGCCTCCTCGCCAGTGCTGTTTGCGTGAATGTTTCATCATATCTTTGGCAAAGGCTTTGGCTTTGCAATTACCTTTACTGCCAAGGACAATAGCATTAGCAGTACACTTATTACGTTTGTTATGTAAACAATCTTTAATATGGCAAGTAATATCTGTCATACTATTCTCTCCTTTCTATTGGCAGTTAGATTCTATTTTATTTGTAGGCTTAATCAATATCATCATAGGATGGTAGTAATTTGTTATAGTTAAGTACTCAAGGAAATCTCTTACATTATGTATTGGTTGTAGTTAAACAAGGCTATTATATGTTATGTCCAAGCATCTCAAAGGTATCACGAATTTATTTTGATATAGTTTGTTATTTGAAAGGATTACATTTGCATTACGAACAGGTACCCCCTATGATGATATTGATTAAACCTGCATAATGCAAAAGGACGCCTAGTACATCTGGCGTCCTTTTCTTATTCACTTCCTGTGAAGTTTCCCAACTTTCACACCTACAGTATACCACATGTCGATGTACTGTTTTGTACTGTTTTGTACTGAGATGTATCGACTTTTACATCATAGAACGAATGAACCCTACTTCAGTTAGTGCCCGGTCGTGTAATTCTCCTCGCACCCTAGCTTCGCTGTAGCCTAAAATATCCGCTACTTCCTTCCAGTTTTTACCTTGCGCGTATCGTTCTGTTAGTAGCATAGCCAATTCGTTTGGACGCACTTGACTAATCACGCTTCGTACTTCTGCTTTAATGGCTTTTAACCGTTCTATTTCCTTTCGTTGCAATTCAACACATTGCTCGATACCAGCTACTATACCGGATAAATCGCCGCAATGCCCGCCCGATACCCTATCCTTGCTGTAGTCCGTGGCGGACAACGTGTCCGCCTTACGTTCTATCTGTGCCTCAATATCACGCTTAATTGAATCTATGCGGTCATCAATTCGTAATATTTGTTGCATGTACTCTTTATCGGTCACTCTTCCGCCCCCTTGCAATATCTCCATATCTCGTATAGCTTATACTGGTCCTCGTGCTTACGGCTCACCGTCCATGGACTTTTACCTTCAGCATACACAAGCGCGTTACCTGTACCGCCCCACATATCATCAATACGATAGAAATGCCTATGATACCAATGCTTGTTGTCATTTGATACTAATACGCAATCACCTTGTTTAAAGTGTTCCATTCCCCATCACCTCATTGATATATCTATCCAAATACCACCTTGCTTTTTTTAGGTCTTCGAGTTTATCACCCTTGTACCCTGCGCGTGCGATGTACTTGATGACATTACCAAGATGATACGGCAGTTGTTGATCTTCGATAAAATCAATCACCTCAATCTTACCTCTTGTATAATGCGATGGATGGTTTACGGCATCGTGCTTAATATTGCCATACAGTTTATCCTTATCTTCAACAGTTGGCACATACACTGTTAACTTTTTACTGTCTACCTTCTGTCTATCTTCTGTCTTGTTACTGTCTTCCATCTGTCTATCTTCTGTCTTGTTACTGTCCACTGTAGTCATTTTTGCTTCCTCCTCAACTTCCTTCTTGGATTTATGACAGAATTTAATTGCACAATCAGGGCAATATTTACGTGGTCGGCCCTGCGGCTTTCTAAAATATTCAAACGGCTCTCCGCAACCTTCGCACTCTCTAACTTCTAACTTAGTACCGGTCGGCGGAGGCGTCATAACTTCCATGCACTCCGGACAATAGTCTTCTGAAGTTTTAACCGTAAATTTCGTGCCACACTTTCTACATTTTTTTTGCATAACGTTTTACTCCTTGTACAATTCCTTACGATATTTGATAGCTTCGAGTAGTGCATCTTGCCCTACTTCCTTACGCTCTAATGCTTTCATCACTTGCTCGTCCATCGTTCCTTTTGTTACTAGATGATGGATAATAACCGGTTGCGTTTGACCCTGCCTATGAAGTCTTGCGTTAGCTTGTTGATATTGTTCTAGGCTCCAAGTTAGCCCATACCAAACGATGATGTTGCCTCCTGCTTGTAAGTTCAAACCGTATCCAGCCGATGCGGGATGGGCCAGTAACATTTGAATATTTCCGTTGTTCCACTCGGCCACATCGTCATCGGTCTTTAATTCGACAGATTTTGGAAAGGCCTCTTTAATCGCTTGCAGGTCATGTTTGAAATTGTAGAATACTAACATCGGTTTTCCCTCATTTGTTTCTACCAATTCTTTCAAGCGCTCAACCTTTTCATTGTGGACGATAATGGTTTCTCCATCATCTGTATAGATAGCCCCGTTAGCCAGTTGTAATAATTTACCGGCCAAGGATGCTGCATTGAGTGCGCTTACATCGTCATCATCAACTAAGCTTAGAACGTGATCACGTTCCATTTCCTTATATAGCGCCCACTCTTTGGGATTCATTTCCACTGTGATGACATTTTCGATACGGTCTGGCAGTGTTAGATAATCTTTAGCTTTTAAGCTCATACAGATATCTTGCATCTTACTGAATATCGCCTTATCACCTCCCGGCAACAATCGGTAGCTATACACGACGTGCCCGTTGGTTTTATCCGGTGTAAAATACCGTGTACGATATTCAGTCAAGGTCTTACCTAATCGTTCACCACCATCTAATAAATACATCTGCGCCCACACATCCATTAATGTATTCGGTGCCGGTGTTCCTGTTAGAATCACTACTCGTTTGAAGAAAGGCCGCATTTTTCGCATGGCCTTAAACCGTTTAGCCTGTGGATTCTTAAACGATGAACTTTCATCAATGACAAGCATATCAAAAGGGAACGACTTCTTACGATAGTATTCATAAAACCATTGCACATTCTCACGATTCATCACATAGATATCAGAATCACTTTCAAGTGCTTTGATGCGGTCCTTTTCAGGACCTAGCACAGATGCTATTTTCAAATAGCTTGTTTCATTCCATTTGTTAGCCTCTTGCACCCAAGTCGATTCTGCTACTTTTTTAGGTGCGATAAGAAGCACTTTTTTAATATCGAATTGGTCATACATTAGCTGCTCGATAGCGATTAGTGTAGAAATTGTCTTGCCTAAGCCCATATCAAGTAACAGCCCATAATGTGTATGGTCAATGATTCTTTGAATTGCTATCTTTTGATAATCGTGTGGATGAAAGTTCATGAATCACCCTTCTTATATCATCAACAAACAATGTAGCCCCTAATTTACCAGTAACTACGGAAACGCTGGCGCCCAGCTTTCGCATCCGTTCTATCTGCACGCGTTGATTAGGCCTTAATCGCCCTTTCTCGTCTTTTAGTTCAGCGAACACGACTAGGCCACCCGGTAAGATTACAATCCGATCCGGCACCCCATCATTTCCTGGTGATACGAATTTCATATATATGCACCCCAGATTTTTGAGTTGATTTCCCAACCAACGCTCGATGTCTTTTTCCATTCTCTCACTCCATTCTCAATAAATAATCGGCAACAGGCCTCAGCCTATATAAAATCTGGCTTCATCGGGGTTGTGTTGCCGATGTTTTGTTTTTTTTTCTCACATATATATATACGCGTATTTGCGTTTTTTGCGTGTATATGTATACAAGCACTTATTCATATATTTATTATTTTTAATTATTAGTAAATAATAGAAAACATCGGCAACAAATTGCAATTAAGATAGACAACAACTACACAACACGTGTTGCCGATTTTGTTGCCACACGTGTTGCCGTTGCCGATTATTTTCGCTATATCAAAACATATCGATGTATAGGCTTGTATAAAAACTATTTCGATGTATTTCGATACTTAAAAATTAGCTAATCGGCAACAAAAATCGGCAACACGATTATTTACGATTTTTAACTATCATTTTTGCCTTATTTTGGAGTGTACTGTCCTCCCTTATAAACGCTCTTTGCACGCCATACATCTTCCCAAATCGCATTTTACCAACGCTCTTTGAATAAGGGCTCCACCCTTTTATGGATTGCAAGATATCAATGATTTCTCTCGCCTTTGCGTTCTGCAGGTTCTTCCTGTCCCCCTCCATCACTTCACACCATATCTCAAGGGCACACACCCGCTCCCGCTGCACTGAACCACAATGATCGTCATCGCCATAGTTCCTGATATAATCGCGTCTATCAAAGATATCTAGCGACTCCCAATCTTCAGGTAATAACATCTCAAGGTATTCTTCAATGAGTCCTACGAGTTCACCACCTTCTGTGTGTGATAATTGGATTCTTAAGGCTTCTTCCTCAAGGTCTCCCTCGAGTACTAAGGATTCACCGTTAGACCAGTAATAGTAAGCCTCCGCCCATAATTGGTCGATGTCATCTTGCGTTATGTCCCAGGCGTTTTTCGTCTTACGATCTTTGTCGCCTGTGATTGGCCAGAATCGGCGGTTACCTGTACGGTCTTTAAGGAACATGAGATTATTAGTAGAACCAGCGAATACACACTGGCGAGGGTACTCTTCGGTGCGTCTGCCATAGGGTGACCTGAACCGGTCGGATGTACGGCTAATAAATGCTTTTACAATTTCATTATCATTTTTGTAGGTAGGTGCCAGTTCCGCGAGCTCATTAATCCAAGAGCCCTGGATTTGTTCGAGAGCATCTTTGGTCTTAATATCGACTAGCGAATTATTAAACCATTTACGGCCTAACCGCTCTAGGATTAACGATTTACCAAGACCTTGAGAGCCGTATAATACGATAGCCGTATCAAACTTAACGCCAGGTTCCATTACTCGTGCGATGGCGCCGCACATCCATTTACGAGTGACAGCCCTGATGTATTCGGTATCCTCGGCCCCGATGTAGTCGATGAAGAGTGTGTCAACTCTACATTCACCGTCCCAGTTTAGTCCTGTTAGGTACTCACGCACAGGATGGAATTTGTTAGCTTGTGTTACTTCCTGAAGAGCATCATCGATAATGCCTTTACCCTTAATTAGGTATTTCGTAGCGAAGTAATTACGTAAGCACGCATCGTCTGTATCAGTCCAGTACGGTGTTTCATCTTTACCGCGCCACGGCAAATCGTCAATCACCACTAGGCGGTGTGCAAATTCGTCAAGGCGGATTTTACCTTTTAACGCTGGGTCGTATTTAAGAACGATTAAGCAGTTGAATACATCTGATTCAGGTGTACCACGGCGGTCACGTTTAAGTTTTTCGAGAAAGTCTTCATCCTCGTCCGTGATATCTTCAAACTCCATATCAGCCATACGCTCCTTATCGAGCAGTACAGGCGCGGCGCCGTCTTCATTAACAAAATCAAGCATTGCCTTATAGCTCGGTAGGTCTGTTACTTTGGTGCGCGGATCAGCGTCAGCATCTTCGGCACCAAATAAGTGGATGCGAACAAGGTCAAAGGCATTGACGAGCTTACCGCTGATAGGGTCAGTTGCATGGTTCGAGTAAGCAAACGTGTCATTATCGTAGATAACTAGGCCTGCTACTGAGCTGCCTTCTGTATACGTGTACCGGTCCTCGTGCTGCGTTGGCGCATAGACATCTGGTAGAAACTTATGTATCGCTTCTGTGATACTGTAACATCTACAAAATGCACCCAGTAGGCCTTTTTTCTCTAATGGATTACCTTGCTTTTTCGCTGCATCCAGCCTGATTTGAGATTCTTTACTTGATGTTGGCCAAAGGCTCGTATCACGCCAGTCCCTGTATGTACTTAAATACGTATCGACTGAAATTAGCTTGCCTTCATTATGTTGGTATACATATTTAACATCTTTAGGGCAACTCGGCCAATACATAAGGCGCTCCGCCTGATGCGTTGAGGAATCGAAAGATTCGATACCAATATCATCGGCGATACGTCTCGAGACTGCTTGGTACTCATCAGGAGACATCACTCTATCGGTCGGAATGATGATGCGGTATCGAGGATTATCAGGGGTATGGCTGTGCGTACTGTATAGCACGTATTCCATATCTCCTAGTTCCAAATCAAGGTTCGAAATAAAATCCTCGCTAGGTGAATCCGCATCAAGGGTAATCAAATATCTTTCTTTGACTTCCCCTCTAACTCGTCTACCATTATTGGGAATATAGCCACCTACGAAACCGCCCACATCTTTCCTCCGGCCCTTTTCGTCCTTAGGCATTTTAACGTATTCAGCTGCCGTTTCGTTAGTGACTGTTGGCGTAGATAATTTGTTGGCCAACGCACTCCAAGTCATTTTTTGAGACTTCCAGCTACGGGCGGAGCGATTTCTGCCCGTAGCTATGATGATATTTGTATCCATATTACATCGCTCCTCCCTTCGCAAATTGGATGTCTCTTATAAATTGGGGTACTTGTAATTTATGCTTCTTAACCCATTGGCATACAGCATAATTGACATCGTGGTTATCACTAACACATCTGTTATTTTTTAACTTGGCCTGGTGTATTTCAACAAAGTTATCTGTATCCTTGTTAGGATTAACTTCAATACATGCAACAGGCTTGTCACTTTTATAGACGCCTACTATAGCACACGTTCCAGCTTTTACCTTATCGACATAAGTACCAACACAATTATTCAATTGCACGCCTAATCGGATGATGCCGTGCGTTGACTTGATCACATTGAAAGTTAGCCCTTCAACTGAATCTGCTAACTTTTTATGGCGTAAGCTCTGTTGCACTGGTAAGTTTTCGGCTTCTTCAAATTTAGATAAGCACACAATCTCGTCATGCAGGTCTTTAATTTGAATTCGTCTAGCCCAAACTTCTTTCTTTTTGCTTCTTGATAATCTAAGATACATATCAGATGTATCTTTAATTTCGGAATAAGAATCGGCGTTTTTAATGAACAATAGAGTACGCCGCTCACCGTATTGGTGCATCATGATAGATAGGAACTTTGTAAACATAAGCAAGGCCTGTTCGCTATTCCATATTGGCCACGATTGAATATATCCTGTCCCCCCACCTTCCTCTGCTACGAGGTCTGTAAAGGCCTTTTGATAATCCATGCTTTTGAATATCTTGCTGGCCGTCTTAATTACTTTCACATAAAAGAAAGGACGTATTGACAGTAATCTTCGAACCCAGCGCTTATCTGGTAATTCATAAAGCTGTATTAGAGCTTTAATAAATGGTGTACCGGTGCTTGTTAACTCAGTAATACTTGAAGTACACACCTTGTCAGAACCGAAAGGCCTAAAATAGGTGTCATAGTCTTTAACTAATGTATCATTAAGAGCGGGCGCATCCGGTGCGTGCATTTTCCAAATTAGGTTATGGAGCAAATTATCAAGGGCCCCATATTTGGCTGATAATAAAACACCCTGCCTAATAGCCTTAACTCTGTAGCCTACTTTTTTAGATAACTTAGTAAAATAGGCTTCCTTTAGCACTTTGGCAAAAGTCTTTAGCTCGTTTTTATGCTCCGCTAATCGACAATTTGGAGTTGTTACAAGCCATCGTAAGGGTAATGACTTTGAATAAAAGCACGATATATTAGGCTCGATTTCAGATACTATATCGGCACGAGTGCGTTTCTTTTGAACCAGGAATACTTTTCCTTGTTTAAAATCAAAACGCAATATGTCGATAAGATGCGGTTTGTATCCGGGGTAAATCGACTGCATATCATTATCGACATACACTGTGTGGTAGTCGAATTTAACGTCTAATATTGATCCCCTATCGATGATTGAAAGTTCAATATCAAGCGGAATATTATCATTACTCGAAACCTCAGCAACACAATCATCATTTGTGTGAATGAGTTCACCACATTGCGGGCAATAAAACTCATTTGACATATAGGGGTCTACGATTTTGCCCATACCGGATGACACGGAAGGCCACAAGCAGGCAAAGGATTGCCCGCAATCTACGTGGTAATGTACAGCAGGTGACCAAGAGTTCACTTGCTTGCGCCGTACTAGGTCATACAGCTTTTTGACTGACAAACTAAATAATACCTTCATAAGGCGCTAACCTCTTTCTTATAACAAATCGTCTAAATCGTCTTCTTCATCAACTACAGGAGCATCTTCAACAGGAAGGACTTCCTCTACAGGAGCTTTCTTTTTAGTAGTACGCTTACGCTTAGGTTTTTCAGCGGGTTGCTCTTCTACTTTAGGAGCGTCATCTACGGCTGGCGTTTCTTCAGTCTTTGCGGGCTCTGCTTTTTTACCGTTGAGTACTTTAAGCCCTAAATCACAAGCAGCGATACAACCTTCGCAGTACGCCATAGCTGCGTCTTTACGTTCGCTAGCAGGTGCGTTTTTTACTAATTCATATAAGCTGTCAATGGCTTCGCGTTGTTGTTTAATTTGTTCTTTGTTAATCATAATGACTTCCTCCTAGTCTTTCATATAATACGGGTTTTCAAACCCCGCTGCATTTAATATAAGGCCCTCATTCCAGGGCTCAGGTTTACACATAATGTCTATGACTTCATCTAAACTGCCTTCACCTATAGGTGCTTCGATAACCACTTCGTCGTGGATATGGGCTACAATTTTATAACCAGCTTTTGCCAGTCTTAACATTGATGCGGCTAGGCAATCTCTTGCAACGGCTTGCACAATGTTTTCGACGAGCTTTCCGCCGTAGGTTTCAACTCTGCCCCAAGTATTTTTAACCTGATCCATGCCATCGTACTCAATCGATTCACTACCGAACCGGTTGAGCCCTATTCTAGGTCTTGCATAAGCAAGTCTACGTCCGGACGGTAATTCGATAAACATAAACCCTTTTGATTTAAAGAATCGAATATTACCTTGCCTAATTCGTACAGGTTCGCCCGTCTTTACAACTTTCTTAGCTGCAGTATCTGCATCTTTCCAAAATCTCGTAATTCGTGGACTGGCCCTTCTCCATGCTTCGATGATACCGGGAAGTTCGGATTCTGGAATTTCCCCTTTTGAGTCCATCGATTTCATGGCCCCTACGCCACCACCATAGCCCAGTGCCAATTCTGCAACCTTACCCTTTTGGCGAAGGTGCCCATTGACGCCGTGCTTCTCGACTGGTACGTGGAACATGCTAGATGCGGAGGCACAGTAGATGTCGCCACCTTGCGCGAATACATCCTGACGCCACTGCTCGTGAGCGAGCCAGGCGATAACACGGGCTTCAATAGCACTGAAATCAGCTACTATAAAGCGGTGGCCTTCCTCTGCTACGAGAGCCGTACGAATGAGTTGCTTAATCACATCACCAGGATTTCCATAGAGTAGGTCCAGCAATTCTACATCTCTACTTTTAAGAACGTCCCGAGCTGTATCTAAATCTTCTAGGTAGTTACGCGGGAGGTTCTGCAGTTGTACTACACGGCCTGCCCAGCGACCACTGCGCATGGCGCCATAAAACTGAAGCATACCGTGGATACGGCCATCGGAACATACCGCATTTTTCATGGCCAAGTATTTTTTGATGGAGGAATTACCGAGCACCTGTCTATTTTGCAGTACTTTGCGTACATCGGAAGGGATATCCTGTGCTAATAGGTTTGATACATCATCTTTTCGCATAGTATCTAGATCATATCCTAGCCTTTCAGATAACCACTCTTTCAATTGCATCGTACTGTTGGGGTTCTCTAATCCCGTCAACAGTTTGGACGACTCAGTCGCTTCTTCTACGATTTCATCGTTACATTGAAGAGCCGCATCAACGAGATCCATATCTACCTTTACACCTCTCCAGTTGATATCTTGATCGAGTAGCCAATACTCATGTTCAATAGCAGGCGGCTTCAACGAAAGCAGGCGTTTACGAATGGCCTTTTCAACCACTACATCCTGACGATTATACTCAATAAATTCGGCCCACTTATCTGGCGCATCCTCCGGCATATTCCGTGTCTTATGATTTGTCTTCGTAGGCTTACGCGGAACGGAGAAGAATTGAATTAGGCGTTTACCCCGTGAATCCTTAGCTTCTCCTAATTTCAAAGCCTTAGACACATTATCGAGGCTTGCCGGTAAGCTGCAGTACAAAGCAAGTACAGATGTACATTCCCAATTCGTGTAGTCCGCATCAGGGAAGTACTTTTTTAGGCATAGCATTTCAAACGCTGCATTGAATGCGGTCTTTGTAATTTCCTTGTTATACAAAGCGTCCACCACCCTATCGGGCAGTGGATCCTTTGTCATATCAATTACTTCGACTGGTTCATCATCAAAGCAGTAGGCAAAGAGCAGTATTTCAAATGTTGTATCGTCAACATATCGCTGCGCCCCATATTTAATAGGGCAGGCGCAATAGGTTTCCACATCAATACTGAGCTCCATAATTGCCTCCTTAGATTAAATCGTCATCATCGTCTAGGTCGCCTAAATCATCATCTCCAAAGTCATCAGCAGATACATGAATACCACCAAGACGTTCGCCATCTTTAACTTTACGGATACCGTTTAGGCCAAAGCCTACACCCTTCTTACCGTTGAAGTTGTAAGCAAAAACAGAAAGTGAAACTTGTGCGTATACACCAGAGTAAATTTCTTCTCCGATGTCGAATTGGTCCATTTTTATTTTTTTGCGGGTAAACACGATAGGTTGCTTATCACTGTTAGCGTTAATGAAGTATTTATCAGCATATGTTTCCGGTTGGTCAACTACTGCTTCGTCAGTATCGCCGTCGCGTAAGTTCAATTTGAGGTATGCTGCTTTGCCTTCTACCTTAGCAATTGCTTTTGGATCCGCTTTGAGTTCTTCAATCGCACGTTCAAATGCTTTGATAGTCTTCTTATCTGTTTTATCGATAATGATTTGGGAACTATATTTTGCTTTACCATCATCATTTTTACGAGGTTGTGCGATATTTGCATAAGAAAGTCTTACTACACCAGTTGTTAATTTAGCCATGTTACTGTCTCCTTATTTCTTAAATGGGTTACAATTATGTTCGAACCCTATTACCGTGTTAAATAAATTATCTAATTCGTATTCGATATCAGACCTTTCGTCATCTAGTTGAATCCACTCATCGTCTTCTTCCCAAGAATATTTCGAAAGGTCTAATTCAGTTTTATAATAGTCTTCTATCGCCTCACACTTAGCATCTACTGCGCAATAGCGAACGTGTAAGCTAGTGGCATAGGCAATAGTAATTTGATAAAGCTCGTCGAGGTAATGCCCCCGTTCATGGAGCTCTTTTGCGATAGCCCGTACAGATGTCATTTTTCAATCTCTGCCATTAGCTTCGCTACTAATGCTTCTAGTTTAGAGATACGGCTTTGCGCATCCTTCGCTTCAGCTACGTAATCGCTACCTTTACCAAATTTGAAAGATGCGCTGACACTGTACATGTTTTCACTTCCGAATGTACCTGCAATGCCTAGTAGTACTTTTTCATTAGGTCTGTAATACAAACCTAATGCTACTGCATTGGCATTGTGGTAATGGCCATATGCAATAGATGCGCTGAATTTATCATCTTTGTTGAATTCCATAGGATGTAGGCCAGCTAATGCAGCCGCACCTGCACCTACTTTATTTACTCGGCCATCTAATCGGCTAATGTCTGATTTTAAATTTGTTAAAGCATTATGTGTTTGATGCTCTAGTACATCAATTCGTTGCTCATGATTTGCTAAGATACGATTGTGTGCATCCATATCTTCACTCATTGTATTAATGGCATCATATGCAGCATGTAGCTGTGATCCATTTACCGCATCAGTTGAAGATGCATCTATACGGCCTGCAGCAACGTTCTGAATTTGTCGAACATAATGTTTTACACCACCATATCCTGCACGGTCTTTACTACCAACGCTTACTACTGATGTTGCATCTGTACCAGCAAATACATATGTTGTATTATTTACCTTCGCTTGTAGTTGATTAACTGCATCATCTGTTACACTATTCGTTCCTAGTGCAACACTATTTGCCTTATCCGCGATTGTATTGTTTCCGAATGCGAGTGCATCAGTAGCTAATGCTTTGGCGTGTGTGCCAAAGACGAGAGCACCTTGGCCAGTTGTTTCGGAGTTAGATCCGAATACAAGCTGTTCTTTTTGCGTCCCGATTTTATTGTTGTAACCTACTACGGCGGACTGGCCACCTGCTACGGTGCCATTGTTAGCACCGATTGCCACGGAGTTTTCACCAGTCACATTATTGGAACGGCCAAAGGCCACACTAGATTCACCAGATACGAACGCGCCATTGCCTATGGCAACGCTATCATAGGCCGCGGTTCTAGCCTGGTTGCCAATAGCTATGGTGTACTCCACCAAGCTCTCGGCATGACTACCGAATGCAAAACTATTGCGACCTGCTGCAGTAGCATTGTTGCCACCAGCAAAACCGTTTTCTCCAGTTACAGCATTATTGGTGCCAAACGCCAACGCATTATTTGCGTCGATGTTATTTTGGAAGCCCCATACTGCTGAGCTAGTAGAATTCGTAGATATGGTATTATTTGTACCACCTACCGTATTATTGCTAGTTGCGCCGGCCACATTGACAGCTAGCGCAGAAATCGCGAGTACCGCTGTTACTGTTTTATTCATCGTGTTTATACCTCATCATCAAATTCATTCATCATTGTTTCAACTGTATTAATTGCGGGGCGTTTATCGCTGTCCGGAACAAGTGTCGGCTTGCCTTCGGGCTTGTCGATATACGCCTCTAAGTATTCTGCGATGCCCTTTTTACCAAGAACCTTTTGCAGATTCGTGATACCTTCGAGTTCACGCGGTTTAAAAATGTCCTCTTCCTTGTAGCCATTATCAAGTAATGTTTTAGCCGCGGCCTCAGGATCCGTGATAGTACGTCTTGATGTACCTTCTACTAATTTGTATCCAGGCCATTGCTTTTCACCTGATAAGGCTTTCTCGTAGGCAAAGTCGTAAACACCTTTAATCCATTTTGTGATTAAATCTTTCATCGCCAGGATGTCAGATACTTCGCTGTCCGTGAGTAATTGATTGAGCTTGCCCCCATCCTTATAAAAAGCAGAAAGGCAAGTATCGGCTAATGCCCGGCAGGTGTGCCTTGCTTTACAAAAGTTACAGTAATCGCAAGGCGTACATTCGCCCTCACCACGAAAGGCACGTTGCGCGATTGGTTTTATTTCTTCGCCCCAATCAAGCAGTTCCTCAAGGGCCATTTCATCGGTAGATATGCTGTCCAGTCTTGGCTGAACGATGGTCATACGGACCGATTTAACGTCATACAGGAACTCGTTTATGTCGTAAGCACCCAACGCGTAGAGCCTCATTTGTGTGTTTTCAATAGCACTCACTGGAACGCCCTTACCATACTTCAGGTCAATTACTTCTAGGATTCCATCGGCTACGATTACCATATCGCCTGTACCAAAGCCATCAGGTACCCACCTAGAGAAGTCGAGCCGTGCTTCAATCATGGCTTCCGCATCAGATGAACGGGCGCGAGACTCGTTCACCTTTTCTTCGCAGATGTCAACATATCGGTTAACGGCTTCTATCATTTCAGTAGAGTAGTCATCAAGCTTAGGCGCTTTTTTGCCCTCCAGCTTATGGCGCAGGATGGATTCTGCCAGGTCATGTGCTACCGTACCTTCCGCAGCATAGGGCGATTGTTCATCAGGGAACATCGCTTCTAGTCTTGCCGATGGTGTACATACTAGCCACCTAGCACTACTTGATGCACCTAGTAGGGCGTGCTTCTTATTAGCCACGACTAGCCACCCATTCCATAATTTGGATGCGTTGTTCATCGGTAGCGGATGTTACCTTTTCGGCCCCGATACTATCTAAGAAGGCTTTGAATTCGCCTTTTGCTTTCGTTTTATCAGCGGCTTTTGCCATTACGTCTTTCACTGCTTCACGAGTTGCTTCAAGGCTAGGAACTTCCACCTTAGGTTCTTCAGCTTTTACTGGTTCCGCTTTCGCAGGCTCTTCCTTAACCGGTTCAACTTTAGGAACAGGTGCTTCTTCTTTAACAGGTTCAGCTTTAGGAGCTTCCTTCTTAGCTGGCTTAACAGCATTAGTTGTCCAGTTCGCTGGTTCTACGTCTTTAACAGGAGCGCCTACGATGGATTGGTAAAGGTCTTTCACTTCTTGTTCTAATTCAACTGCTTTATCTACTGTGATTTTTAACTCGATCATTGTTTTATTTCCTTTCGGTTTAACGATGTGATATACTTTAAATGGATATTTTTCTATGTGCCCTTTACGCATTGCCGTGCGTGAGGGCATTTTTTTTTGTGCCTAAGCATTCATCAGGAATGCAGTAATCTTTATTTGGGCACGTCGTACAATCTCGCAATTTAATCACCGCCCTTCAGCGCACTTAAATCTAATGTTGATCCCTTGTCAGTATTTTGCCACTCATAAAAGTCAAGTCCTGATGATTTTAAAATATCGGCAGCTGCTTTACCTCCAGGTGCGGCATCGATAACACGACGCGCAGATTGATAAGCGTTCTCTAACTTTTCAAGTTTTTCATCATACGGTTTTGCAATTGTATAGAGTAATTTAATCTCATCTTTTGGGCTATCAATTCGCGCCGTCCACAAATTGCTTACCATACGGTTTAACATCACATCACAAGAGACAAGACTTTGTTTGAATGTCGAGCCGTAACCTGCTTTTTCTAGCGCGTTTGCAACCGATTCTGCAGAAGATAATAAATCTTTAAATTTTACAAATAGAGAGCTTGCTTCTACGGCGTTTCGCAAAGCTTCTGTTCGTGCGTTTTTCAAAGGCTCATACCTTTTCAAATATTCACTACGGACAAAGTCACGAACTGCCGATTTTGTAATGTTTATTTTTGGCATACTATTCTCCTTTGTTTTACGGGTTGATGTATTTCTTTACATTTTTTACACACGGCGCGCGGTGCGCCTGTCGTAAAGCTCCAATAATGGTAGGGGCCTTTTAGCCTCTTATTGCATCTCGTACAGCGCTGAGTTCTCATACGTAAGGCCCTTAAAATCTATAATACGTAGAGCTCTGTACCTGACGGCTACGCATTAATTTACGGCGCAATCGTCTGACCTCAATTCTGTACTCAGATACCATCCAAGCCATGACCCCGCTTAACACTTGAAACAGCGCTTGTGCAAAGCCAATACGGTCAAGTTCTACACTGCCTACCGTACCGATTATCATCAGTAGGCCGATTCCTTTAAGCATCCCGTTCATACGATGTGCGCCTCCTTAAATGCTTCATTAATTTTTTCTTCTGGCCAGCCTAGCGTGTTGGCCAAGTAAAAACGGAACCCTTCTCTATCAATTGAAAAGGTGCGCCCCCTTTTGCCTTCCGTTTGCCAGCACTGCGCAAAGGGGAATTTATCTCTTGCGATACATTCACGTATCGCTGTCATAGTTCTTCCCAATACCGTGGCCATCTGGCACACGGCAATTGTTTTAGTTATCATAAGTAACTCCTTCCTACCAGTGATAAGCAGTGATTGCTGCCACTATGATGATAAAAACACTAACAGCCGCAGCTAAGCTAAGAGTTAGCATCCAAAGACAGATGCTTATAACGGCTTGTATGTCACGCTTTTGCATTATGCTTACCTCCATTCACGGTCTATCAAATTTAGGATTGTAGTAGTCAGTTTCCCAGAAATCGTTGGACTCGTCTCGACTAACTCCTAGTGCATCGCAAATAGCGACAATCGTTGCCATTTGTACTGATTTACCTTCAAGGGCACGATTTAACGTATCTCTTGAAATCTCCGCTGTCCGAATTAGGTCAGCTTTCGACATATTAAGTTCTTGCATACGTTCGCGAATTGCTTCGCCGTACATTCTTGTTGTGAATTCTTTTTGTTTCATTGCTAAAACCTCCGTTGATTATGTACTTATTTCGCTATATAATAGTAAAAAAAGTAACTTTTTAAATTTTACAAGGTTTACATAAAATGACATATCAAGTTACATCATTTGCAAAAAAAATTGGTACCGGATCAGATATATCAAGTAGATTTATCATCATTTCAATTTCATCTGACCCGAACACGCCTTTTTTTAATTTCAACGAAAATGTTTTAGGCGTCATACTCAACTTTTCTGCGACATCTTTTTGTGTCAGACCTTTAGACACAATCAGCCCTTTTAACTTGTTAGAGTTAACCACTTTTAGCACCACCTTTCTTTTCTTTCTACACATATGCTACCACTTAAGACGTATCCTGTAAAGATATTTTTGTAACTTTTGTTTACATTTTTGTTGATTTAAAAGTTATTTTATGTTATCATTAATTTACATTTATATTTTAAAACTTTAATTTAAGTACAGAAGGAATAACGCCATGGATAATTCAATAGGTAAGAAATTAAAAACTTTGCGAGAAAATAAAAAACTCACCTTAGATGAAGTAGCGCAAAAAGTTGGCACAACAAGACAAACACTATTCAAATACGAAAACGGTATTGTCACCAACATCCCTTCTAATAAAATAGAGGATTTAGCTAGATTTTACGGAGTTTCTCCGGCATATTTGATGGGCTGGGAAGAAGATAAACAAGTTCAAGATAACAGTGCCCAATGGGTTCCCTCTTTTAGCAATCCGGTGCCACAAACACAGCAATATCCTGAATATAAAGCCCTACAATTTTCTATCAATAAAAAAGCGGGCCTTACACCTTTTTCTGTTGCGGATAATGCTCTTGCGCCTCGAATCCAACAAGGCGACAGTGTCTTCGTTTCGGCTCCAGCCGATAATGAAGTTTTATTCCCGCATAAGACATTATTAGCTATTCAAGCAGTTAATAATAAAGGAGAGATAATGGCTCCATACGTAGTATTAAGATTGTTTTATTATGCTCCAGATTTATCGGGTATAATCACATACGCACCTGGGGCCTTTAATAACACTGTTGAACCTATATATTACCCTTTTAATATGATAGACAAGGCAACTCCACTAATTGGTATCGCTAGATCCGTTTCCTTTAATATTCTTTAGTAAGTACCTAGGGTAATCATAAATTGCCGATTCCTTAAATTTGGTTAACTCTCGCCATTTGGCGTTAGTATATATTTTTTAAAAAGGGAGATTTTAAAAATGACTAAGAAAAAAGGACTCTTATTAGCGGTTGTTGTATTTATTGGTTTATCCTACGCCTGTGGCCACGATTCTAACCAGGGTACTGAGTCAAAACCTAGTACATCGCAGAGCCAAGAAGCAAAAGCTCCATCAAAATCGGAAGTAGCTTATGATAAATTCGTGAACCTACCAATGGGTTCTTCTTATGAACAAGTAAAAAATGCACTTGGCGTAGAAGGTAAATTAACGCACGAAAATGTGATTGCGGATATAAAAACACAATCCTATGACTTCGTGGTTGATAATGCGCACATGACATTAATGTTCCAAAACGGGGCCCTTAATAGCAAATCTATCGCTAGCCTTTCCTTCTTAAAGCCAAGCGGAAACAAGATTACCCTTGACCAATTCAATCAAATTCAAGCTGGCATGACTTACGATCAAGTAAAACAAATTTTAGGCAGTGAAGGTCGCTTATCTACACAAACAGAAATTATGGGCGTGCAATCCTCCCTTTATACTTGGATGAATTCCGGTGGCTCTAATATTGTTATTACCTTCGGCGGAGATGGCACCGTAGACAGCAAAACGCAAATGGGCTTGAAATAG